AGAAGGTTTACGTATCGGTAAAGATATTGCTAGAGACAGGGCCCAGATGGCTGCACAAAATCGCCAGAAGGTACAACAACCCAATAAAAAGGGGGATGATTGAACAACTTCGATTATCTGATTAAAGAGTTTCAGGATGAACTAAACGTTCATGCTCAGTCAATCATAGCTGGTAGGCCTCAGAACATCGAGGAATACCGGCAGGTAGTAGGCACAATCCGAGGTCTGGAGTCTGCTATTCAAATAACCAAAGACCTCGTGCAAAGACTGGAGAACTCTGATGACGATTGATTTGTCACAAGCTGTCGACTTATCTGCTGTACTCGATAAGACCGATGAAGATAAAGCAACACAACTGCCAGAACCGTCTGGCTACCGCATTCTCTGTGCAATTCCAGAGATTGAGGAAAAGTATGACAGCGGCATTATTAAAGCTGACTCAACCATGCACTATGAAGAAGTCCTATCAACGGTCTTTTTTGTAGTCAAAATGGGCCCGGACTGTTACAAAGACCCGGCTCGTTTCCCAAGTGGTGCTTGGTGTAAGGTAGGTGATTTCATCTTGGCTCGTCCAAATTCAGGCACACGTCTAAAGATTCATGGCCGTGAGTTCCGAATTATTAATGACGATTCCGTAGAGGGAGTTGTTGAAGACCCACGTGGTATTAAACGTGTTTAACCCGCTATAAGCGTGCAAAAGGAGCAGTAAATGGCAGAATTTATGGAAGAATTTAAGTTTCCTGACGAACTAGAACAGGAAAAGAAAGCTACAGCGGAAGCAGAAGACGCTGCTAACGTAGCAGAACCTGAGTCAGAGATTGAAATCGTAGACGACACACCTCCAGAGGACCGTGGCCGTCAGCCTGGTGAGACCCCAGAAGAAATCCCAGAAGCTAAGCTATCTAAGTACGACGAGAGCATCCAAGCTCGTATGAAGAAGTTTACTAAGGGTTACCACGATGAGCGCCGTGCCAAAGAAGCGGCAGAGCGCGAGCGTGATGAGGCTATCCGTGCGGCTAAGATTATGGCTGACGAGGCTAAAAAGCTACAGCAGCAGCTCGAAGAAGGCAGCAAAATGTTTATCGACCAAGGTAAATCAGCTGCTCAAATGGAATTGGAAGCTGCAAAACGCCAATTTAAAGAGGCTTATGAGGCAGGTGACAGCGATTTATTAGCTGAAGCCCAGTTTAAAATCTCGCAAGCAACTTTGAAGATGGATAAAGCTGATTCATTAAAGCCTTTACAAACTAAAGAATTTGATGTACAAATACCAACATACGACGTTCAAGAGCAGCAGCAACCTCAAGTTGACCCTCGTACGGCTAAGTGGCTAGATGAAAACCCTTGGTACGGCGATGATGATGAAATGAGTGCTTCAGCCCTTGGATTGCATAAGAAGTTAGAGAAACAATTCGGAAAGCAATACATCGGTTCGGAAGAATATTTTAAGACCATCGACGACACTATGAAGCGTCGTTTCCCCGAATACTTCGGGAGCGTAGTACCAGAAGATAACTCCGAGGAAGAGGAAAAACCTCAAGCTCGTGCCAAGCCAGCAAGTAACGTAGTAGCTCCGGCCACTCGTAGTACTGCTCCAAGTAAGGTAAAACTTACTAAATCTCAGGTAGCAATTGCCAAGAAATTGGGAGTGCCACTAGAGCTATACGCCAAAAAGGTTGCTGAACAAATGAAAGGAAACCAGTAATGGAACAGAATCGTAAACCACGTAGTACCGAAACTCGTGAAACAACCGCACGTCCAAAGCAGTGGGCGCCCGCGGAGCTCTTGCCAGAACCTGACAAGCAAGCCGGTTTTGCTTACCGCTGGATTCGTGTTTCGATGCTTAACAACGCTGACCCACGTAACCTCTCTGCCAAATTACGAGAAGGTTGGGAGCCTGTTAGAGCTGAAGAACAACCTGCATTACAACTGCTAGTCGACCCAAATAGTCGTTTTAAAGACAACATTGAAGTCGGCGGGTTATTACTTTGCAAGACCCCAATTGAGTTTGTTGAGCAACGGAATCAACATTTCCAGAAGCTAACAGATGACCAAACGGCGGCTGTAGATAATAGCTTGATGAGAGCCAACGACCCACGCATGCCATTGTTTAACGACAAGAAGTCAAGCGTATCGTTTGGTAAAGGCAAGTAATTTTTATTAATTTAAGGAGTATTAAATGGCTTATCCAACAGTAAGCGCTCCATACGGTTTTAAACCAGTTAACCGTCAAGACGGTATGGCATACGCTGGCGCTACTACACAATATGTAGTCGCTTCTAGCAATGCTGCTATCTACAACGGCGACCTAGTTTATATCTCTAATGGGCAAATCGCTAAATCAGCAGTAACATCAGACGCTACTTTCGGTAGCAACTTGACAGCAGGTGTGTTCGTAGGTTGTCAATACGTAAACACTCAGGGTCAAACAGTTCAGTCTCAGTTTTACCCAGGTAACGCTGCAGCTTCTTCTCCTATCGCTTATGTGGTAGTTGATGCTAATGCAGCATTTAAAGTAGCTGTTGTATCTGGTGGAACACCTACTGGAAACCTATCTTCAACAACACTAGGCGCTATTGGCGTTAACGTTCAAGTTGAACAAGGTGCAGGTTCCGCAACTACTGGTAACTCTGGCCTCGCTATTGTGGCTCCAACATCTGGCTCAGGCAGCAACGTTGCATTACCAGCTAAGGTAATCGCAGTTGTTCCAGAAACAGCTATTAACGCAACTAACTTCCGTGAAGTTTTGGTTGTTTTGACTAACCCACAGCTTACCCGCGCTGCTGGTAACGACTTCGCATAAGGAGCTACTTAAATGGCTATTTCTCGCGCCCAACTCTTAAAAGAGTTACTACCTGGTTTGAACGCATTGTTCGGATTGGAATATGCACGTTACGGTGAAGAGCACAAAGAAATCTACGAAACAGAGACTTCTGAGCGTTCTTTTGAAGAAGAAACAAAACTTTCAGGCTTCACAGCTGCCCCTGTTAAAAACGAAGGCTCAGCCATCGCTTATGACAATGGTCAAGAAGCTTGGACAGCTCGCTATACACACGAGACTATCGCAATGGGCTTCAGCTTGACTGAAGAAGCTATTGAAGATAACTTGTATGACAGCTTGTCTGGTCGTTACACGAAAGCTTTGGCTCGTTCAATGGCTTACACTAAGCAAGTTAAAGCTGCTAACGTTATCAACAACGGCTTCACAGCTGGTTATGTTGGTGGCGACGGTAAGACTTTGTTTGCTACAGACCACCCACTAGTATCAGGTGGCGTTAACAGCAACACACCATCTACTCAATCAGACTTGAACGAAACATCATTGGAAAATGCTGTTATTCAAATCGCTGCTTGGACAGATGAGCGTGGTCTTTTGATTGCTGCTAAACCACGTAAGTTGATTGTTCCACCTGCATTGCAATTCGTTGCAACACGCTTGTTGGAAACTGAACTTCGTGTTGGTACAGCCGATAACGACATCAACGCAATCAAGAACAACGGTTCTATCCCAGAAGGTTACACAGTTAACCACTTCTTGACAGATAGCAACGGTTGGTATTTGACTACTGATGTACCTAACGGTATGAAGCACTTTGTTCGTACACCTATGGCAACTGGCATGGATGGCGACTTCGACACTGGTAACGTACGTTACAAAGCTCGTGAGCGTTATTCATTCGGTTACTCAGACCCATTGGGTATGTTCGGTTCATCTGGTGCGGCGTAATCTGCACTAGCGAACGGAAAGGGGCTTCGGCCCCTTTTTTATTTGTAAAAATAGTTGCAACTTATTTAAAATAGAGTAATATTAGGAAAACCGGGCGAACCGGCTTATTAGACTGCCCCGGCAGACGCATACAAGACTAATAAGCTTAACTTTGTATGAAGGACAATTTAGCATGGCAAATACTACGTTCAGCGGCCCAGTTGTATCTAAAAACGGCTTCCAACTCCCATCTTTAACCACAGCAGAAATCAATGCTATTGCTAACCCAGCTACGGGCTTGATGGTTTACAACTCAACTACAAGCGCGATTACGTTTTATAACGGCACTGCTTGGGTTTAATTTAGGAGCTTCTAATGGGACAAACTACATTTACGGGTCCAGTGATTTCCCAAAACGGGTTCATTGACTCTTCATTTACAACAGCCGAACGTGATGCAATTGTTGACCCACAACCAGGGTTACTAATCTATAACACCGACACAAATACATACGAAGTATGTACAGTTAGCGGCCCACAACCAACTTGGGATTCAGCATTTGGTGGTGGAGGTGGCGCAGGCGGCTTCCCGTACCTATTAACACAAAATACACAATATTCAGCTTTAGCTAATCCAGCTGGTAACCCAGCGGCATCAAAACTTTTGTTTAATGCTTCAGGCACACAAGTACTAAGTACTGTTAATGCTTTTGGAGCTGTGTACATATTAACTACTACGTTAAACACCCCCTACAACTTAAACGACGCGCAGCCGACTACAGCATTTACAATATCTGCTTCTGGCAACACTTCTTTAGGCGCATATATTAATGGCGACGGCACAAAAATTACTGTGTTGGAACAAAGCGCCGGTATGGTATACGCAACAAGAGTTAGTTTAAATACGCCCTATGACTTACTAAGCATTAATACAGCAACAGCAGAGATGCCAGTATTAATTCAACTTGCATCAATGATGGAGCAGTTGAGTGTAATGTCGTTTGAAATTTCTTCAGATGGTGCTAAATTAATATTTACTCTACAGAATCAAATGTCCGGCAGCTCCACTGGTGTTGTCAGAACAGTAGATTTGCCTGTACCGTATGATGTTGGTTCATCAACTGGAACAAGTAGCCAAAGTACAGATATAGCTCCATTCTTCACCCCTGCAGAAGGCATGTTTGAAAATCCAAAAGCGTATGGTTTAGCTTTTGATTCAACTGGCGCAACTATGTTTGTATCAACATCTGGCACTAGCGGTGCTTCTCCTTCCGCGTTCATGTTTGAATTTAGACTAGGCACAGCCTACGACACCAGCACTATTCAAACTTCATACTACCAAGCAACACGTTGGGTGTATGGCAATATGGATACAAACGGAGGCTTCAACAACCCTAACTGTGGTCTAACCCGAGCTAATAACAACATTTATATTGGTTATATTGATTACAACATAGGTGGCGGTGCCTATGACGTTACTACATTAACGGCTTTATCGGTACCTAACATTACTAGCGTTTCTCCATCTAGTGGTAACGCGGGTACGCAGGTAACTATTACAGGTACTGGTTTTAGTGGGTCTACAGTAACGTTTGGCGGTGTTCAAGCCACCATTATAAGTAGTTCAGCTACGCAGATTGTGGTTGCCTCACCAAGCTCTACTTATAACGTTGCGGTAGATGTTGTTGTTACAAACCCAGCGGGCAGCTCTACTGAGGTGGCGGCGTTTACTAATACATCCCAAGGTCAAACATTTACTAATGGTGTAGATGGCAGCTTCCCGGGTACGATGGGCGGCATGAGTGCTTCATTGAGTATTTCTGGACCAAGTAATCGCTTAATTGATGCTACATCAGGTAACGCTGCAGCGGGCAAAACAGCTACGATTAGTTGGGGATATGCCACTCAGACACTCCCAGTAGATAGTAGTAGCTACATGCCGGGTATGAGCGCTTCCTTATACTTCAACAGTACACTAGCTTATGGTGGTCAGGTTGAATCAATCACACTAATCTAAACAAATAGGGGCTTCGGCCCCTTAAAAGGATTTTATTATGAGCTTTGCAAGTAATGTTCAAATGACTACGTTGGTAGGTTCTGGCCAAGCAGTTAGCGATAGAACTCGTTTAAATGGGCTGTATTACACCTGCGGAAGTTCAGCTTCAACGATTGATTTATATAATGGCACGACTGCTTCAGGTGACCCATTAGTTTCAATCGCTACGCCAGCCTCTGCCGGTGCACATAACGTCATCATTCCAGACGGCGGCGTTTTATTTACAAACGGTATTTACGCTGATTTAGGTGCAGATGTTGCAAGCGCAAGCTTGATATATGTAGGTGGCGCTAAACCAGTAGCACCTCCAGGTCCAGTAGTAACTACCTATTCATTAGGCACTGACTACAGTGGAACAGATTTAGGCAACAACGGCCCAGGCCAAGTTAGATTGGCTTTTTACGGCCCATATAGCGGTGCCTTTACTTCAGCCATGAATACTTTATCCCCAGGCGATACAGTATCTTTAGTAGTTGCTGGTCAGGGAACCTTTACGGTCACTATCGCGGGCACATACCAAGTAGTAGACCCAAGTAACGCATATATTGTGGCGAATAACTTTGGTATCATGCCAGACCCAGGTTATGTATTTACATCTATTTCGTTCGCGTAATCAGTTCTATGGCTAAGTCACCAGCTTGGACTCGTAAAGAAGGTAAGAACCCTGAAGGCGGCTTAAATGCCAAGGGCAGGGCTTCTTACAACGCGGCTAACCCAGGTAAGCCTGGGCTTAAGCGTCCTCAACCAGAGGGTGGCTCACGTCGTGATTCTTTCTGCGCTCGCATGAAAGGCATGAAGAAGAAACTTACTTCAGCTAAAACAGCGAACGACCCAGATTCACGCATCAACAAGTCTTTACGTGCTTGGAATTGCAAAGAAGGTGGTACAGTTCGTGGCGGCGGTTGTGAGATTCGCGGTAAAACTAAAGGTAAGATGGTATGAGCGATTTAATGGAACAGGCTAGGGAGCTAGCCACGCATGCGTCTGAAATTAGACATCTACAATCAGATATGGACAAAATGGTTGAAGACATGGAAGAAATTAAAAAGGCTATTATCGAAATCAACAAAACCCTTTCAGAAGCAAAGGGTGGTTGGAAGATGTTGTTAGCTGTTGGCGGCGCTGCTGGAGTAGTTGGTAGTGCTATTACTTGGGTAGTTGGTCACTGGAAATAACATGCCGAGCACATCTAAAAAACAACACAACTTTATGGCTGCTGTAGCCAAGAACCCAGCTTTTGCTAAAAAGGTTGGAATTAAATCCTCAGTAGGTGAGGAATTTTTAAAGGCCGATAAAGGCCGTAAATTTAATAAAGGTGGCGAAATGAAACATTCAGATATGGCTAAAGACAAACCGATGATGAAGAAAGTGGCTAAAGAAGAGGTTAAAGCCCACGAGAAATCAATGCACGGTATGAAAAAAGGTGGCATGTGTAAAGGCTACGCTAAAGGCGGTGTAACCCGCGCTGACGGCTGCGTAACTAAAGGTCACACCAAAGGTAAGATGGTTGCTATGAAAAAAGGCGGAGCCTGCTAATGAAAAAGTATGCTGAAGGCGGCGAGTTGCCACAGGCAATGGTAGACCGCATGAAACGTAAAGAGAACGAAGAAGACCGTGAACTGGTCGCTAAACCTGCACGTGCGGCTGTTGATGCTGCTAAGCGTATGTATGATGCAGCTACTGGTAAAGACGCAAAAGATTTTGAACCTAAAAAAATTAAAGGTGAAGTTGGTGCATTAGCGTCTACGGAAGGTAAAGGCAAAGGGTTTAAATATGTTGCCGATAGAGCTGCGTTTAGCCCTGTTGGTGGCGAAGGTTCTGAACTACGTTCGCTAAACATGGGTAAAAAATCAAAAGCTGTTAAAGCCGAAGAGTTTAAAAAAGGCGGTAAAGTATCTTCAGCATCTAAGCGTGCTGACGGATGCGCAATCCGTGGAAAGACTAGGGCTTAATATGAGAGCTTCTCGTGGTATGGGTGACATCAATCCAAGCAAAATGCCTGGTAAGAAAGTTATCAAACGTAAAGACAACCCTCAAGACGTAGATATGTACGCTGAAGGTGGTAAGGTCAACGCCGCGGGAAACTACACTAAGCCTGAACTTCGTAAGCGTATTGTGTCTCAAGTAAAAGCTGCTGCAACGCATGGCACTGGAGCTGGCGAATGGTCAGCCCTTAAAGCTCAGCTTGTAGCTAAGTAATACAAAGCCGCTGGTGGCGGATATAAGTAATGGCGCTAGCTAAAAGCCAACGCTCTTTAAAAGCTTGGGGCGACCAGAAATGGACAACCAAGTCTGGCAAGAAGTCATCTGAAACAGGTGAAAG